TAAGTAACACAACCAAAGCCCCCGTCACCATATAGGCAACGGGGGCTTTGGTTGTGTTACTTATTTTCTGGTGTCTTTTATGGCCGTGATGATCACGGAACCAATAAAGAGGGCAGGGATTGAATAAAGCAAAGCGATAAGGCAAAACTTCAGGGCATCGAGAATGTCGTCACTCATAGAACAAATCCTGACTTGTCTTTTTTAGCGTCTCCCTTGGCCTTCAATCCCACCACTACTCCCTTAGGATCGAGAAAGCGAAGGTCACTCTCGTCCCAATTAATCACCGGGCGATCATATGATGAAGGGGGAACCACCCTGAACACGCTCGCCACATTAAAACCAAGGGCAAGGGCGAGCTTGGCCTGTTCCTCGTTGCTCTCAGAGCGTGAGAAAGTCAGGCTGTAGTTACTGATGGGATTTTCCTTCAGTCTCACTAATTTCTTGAAATTCTTTGTATAATCGTAGAAAGGGATGGACTCGAATAGTTCAAAGATATTTGAAGCTCTTCCTACTGGTATCTGTTCCCACGAGATGTCACTTGTCCCATTTAATCTCACGCAAGGCTTCAAACCTAACTTGTTAGCCTTCTTGATCAGGGCATGAATATCTTTAACGAGTTGATCCATAAATTCCCCTTTATTCTGGTGGAATTCCATCGTTTTCCTGACTCTCGCTTTCCTGACATTGTCAAATCTTCCCCTTCCGGCAGTAAATAGGCAAGCGGCACGGCAACCTTGTGAAGCATATCCGCAAGTGTTCACCACTCCCGACTCATTGGAGGGTGCGAGATATAAAATCCCCGTCAGGTATCCTTTCCCTTGTCCCTTAATCGTTTTTGCGTTGGTGTCGATACTGAGTAGTTTTGTTGTCATGTTTTTTGTTGTTGTTGTTGTTGTTGGTGGTGGTGGTTTTTAGTTACTAGCGTGATCGTGTCGGCAGTATTCTTCCCATGTCTGCCAGCCTTTGATTGTGGCGGCAATGTTCCAAGCGTTAAGTGGTTCAAAGCCTATATCTCTTGCCGCTTCAACTAACTTCATGAAAGAGCGGTTTTTTGCCCTCTTTTGTGCGTCACTTATATTTCCGTTCAGGAATGTTTCGATTATTGCGATCATAGCGTTGGGTTGGTGTGGTGTTGTTTAATTGCCCTCCCGACTGATCAGGAGGGCAAAGGCTAGGATAAAATATATGGCGAAGATGTTGAACATATCAGGATACCTTCTTGATCTTGTCGTTTTCCATTGTCACCTGAGCAAATTACTTGCGAGTCGGCGAGTAGTCGGCAACGCAAAATGTGCCGTGGCTCTTGTATTCAATACCGAACATGGATGTCTCGTTGTACCGGAGAGACTGGCCCACGCTCTCCTTCAATGCTTTCTTCGATTTGTAGTGTGCTTGTATCATGTTTTTTTTGGTTATCGACGACCCTTTATGATGGGGGAAGTTGTGAAAAAACGGGCGGCAAGGTATCGGAATCCGTTCGGGATATATTGTCCCCCTAAAAATGCTTTTACCTTGTATCCATCTCTACGATCCTGCCTGATCCATTTGGCAACAAGGTCACGGCCCTCTTGATTGATTTTGCTTCCTGTTTTATGCATTCCGCTTTTTGTGGTTTGGTGTGTGGTGTTCATGGTGTGTGTGGTGTTGGTGTTGGTCACGGATTAAGAATGGCAGACCCCACTATTTTCCCAAGAAAAAAAAGAAAAATACTTTCAGTAAGACAATGTTTTCATCTTGACTCTACAGAGAAAACCTAGTAGGGACTATCTGTCACACATTCTGAAATCGTTGTCTTACCATGCCTTCACCACTCGCCGTCGACAGAAACGAAATCAAGGCAACATACCTAGCAACAGGATGTCTTACAGAGACAGCTCGCATCCACGGAATCAAACCCGCCACCATCAGGCAATGGGCAAAACGAGATGAATGGCCAACCTCCACCAACGCTCAGAAACTAGTTAACAAGGCGAAGGCAATTCAGGAGATGAAAAGAGAGAATGGACATCGTGACGCTGTAACAATTTGTCACACTTCCGATGCTTTGTCGGTGAGTATGGAAGAAAATAAGAAGTCGTTTCACTCTTCAATGGCGATCGGGTTAACTAAGGCGGCATCAAGTCTTACAGAGTTAGACAACCTCTCGGCGTTGGAGGCGAGTAGGAAGATGGTAGACCTTGCGAACGCTGGTAAGACAATCTTTGGGATTGGTAGTGACGCTGATAAGCCCACGCTGTCGCTCAATGTCTTACAGCTTGGAGTTGAGGCGTTGGCGATGGTATCGCCTTCAGGGTCTCATGTTGTCTCACATGATCGGGTGCATGAGGCGAGTGTGGTGAGGTAGTAGGTTGTCTTACGCACCCGCTTCGCTTCGCTCAGCGTCTGTCTCTTGCTGTCTCGCCTTGTCTTACACCGCCACACATTTAAGGAATCTATTTTTCCGTGACAAGGTAGGACGCACACCACCCCTTGTCTTACAAAGTTTGCGGACGCTCTCACGCGAAAACCCCTCCACAATTTTTTCACAAAATCCCAGAGTGACAGAACTTTGTTCTGCTTCTAAAGAAGTGACACTCGCTTTGTTTGTGAGCGTCTAAAGATGCGACAGCGAGCTTTTGAGAGCTAACTCCACATTCTGTAGGCTATAGCCAACAATAAGAAGGTATTTATTAGAGTGAAGGCTAAAATTATTTTGATGTGGTGTTTCATTTGCGTTTCTTTTGACGAGCTTCGGATTGTTCTTTCCAATGTGCTTTTCCATAGATCGTCTTGTTTGCTACGCTCCAAGGGAGTTCTTGGACGAAGAGTTTGAGGCGAAGGGCGTGGTCTGGGTTCATTAGGGAGATGAGATGAGAGTATTCTTCGCCTGATGCCGCTAGTTTGGTAGCGTCTTTGAATGAGTTGAATGAGAGGGAGTCGTTTTGGTGGAGCATGGTTGTGTAAAGATATGTCGATGATTTAGACAGGTTGTGTTGGATATGTATAGAAATTTGTGTTTTATCGACATGATGAAGGAATGCTTTAATAAGAAAATGTGTTATTAAAGGAAATGGTGATTATCTTTAATAAGAAGGGTAATGAATAACGCTCTCCGAGGGAAGACAAAGCATGCCCCTTGGGGCTTTGGTGTCTTAAATCAAAGCGGTTCCAAGAGAGCATTCGCAACTTCGACCCCTCGCTATTTCCTTCAGGTCGTTGCACTTGCCTCTATATGGAGGTAGTATGCAAGCATTGCGTATGACAAAGATTAAGGCATGGCTGGGCGACCATCCACGAGGTATAACGATTTGCAGGGGAGTCAGAGACATCCTGTCGTTGAACAGACTTCCCATTGGGGAAGGGATTACTGATAGCACTTGCTACAATGGAAGTCAAGTGGTATAAATAACAAGGCGAGAGAGAATGTGGTGTTCTCTCCCGCCCCTAACCTCAACCCATAACAACCTATGAGCGAAGCTGGTGATAATTTAGATCGTGGAGCCTTGGAGGGCAAGCGTAGATTTAAGAATGGAGACATCCATCCTGACAACAATGCTTTGGTATGCTGGGGGTATAGGGGGGATGACCCTTGGTGGGTTGATTGGTGTTCTTATTGGAGGATGGCAAAAGGCCATAAAGGATTAGTAAGGCAAAGGAGGAGGGTTGATGGTGTGGTTAAAAGGGGGATGCTAAAATGAGACTTACCCTCAAACAAGAGTTGATGAGGTTTACTTTTCTAAAAGAAAATCAAATAGAAATCATGGGAGGGCTAGAAGAATCCGTTATTGATTACTTGCCATGATGGAGTTAGTTGTGGCAATGTCAAGCCGTGAAAATTCTTTCTAATGGAATAGCTGTATTGGATGGTGATTCCCATATTTCAAGATGGGTGGAAGAGGAGGGTAGGTTGGATCACGACCAGAATGCACTTCCCCTTATTTTGAGGTATATCAAGGATGGTGATGTGGTGGTTGATGCAGGGGCATTTATAGGAGATCATACTATTGCCTATACCAAGGCCGTTGGTAAGACTGGAAGGGTGATTGCTTTCGAGCCTAATCCAGCGGCTTATGAGTGCTTGGTTCACAACTGCCCAGAGGCTATGGCATTGAATCTTGGGTTAAGTGACAGGAGTGGGGAGTTGAAGATGGCTATTGATGTGAATGCTGGTGCGTCTCATGTGGGCGATGGTGGGCAGTCGATTAATGTGGTGGCATTGGATTCCATGCCATTTCAAAGGTTGAATTTTATAAAGATGGATGTGGAGGGGATGGAATTGAGGGCGTTGTTGGGAGCAAAGAAGACGATTGAGGCTCACAGGCCGATCATGTGGATAGAGATTAATGTTGGGGCATTAAAGAGGCAGGGTGTTGTTCCCGCCCAGATATTTGATGTTTTGCATGGAATGGGGTATGAATTTGAGCCATATCCAGATGAGGGAGGGATGCAGTATGACATCCTTTGCGTTGCGAAATGAATGTAGACATCTTTTACCGATCCTATTCTCAAGACTTTAACTGGTTGGAATTGTCTTTGAGATCGGTTGAGAAGTATGCTCATGGATTTGGGAAGGTTCACATTGCTATTCCTGCCTCTGATATTGGGTTATTGCCAAAGGTTGATGGGGAGGTGCATCTTATTGAGCCGAAGGCCAAAGATGGGTATATGGATCAGCAGATTACCAAGCTCCATGCCGACGAGTTCTGTAAGAACGAGTATGTGATGCACATGGACTCGGATTGTATTTTGGCGAAGGATGTGAGTCCTATGGATCTGTTCTTGGATGGGAAGCCTGTTTATTTGCGTGAGGATGGCTGTGTATCGCCTTGGATGGATATATCGGCTAGATCGTTGGGGTGGAGGGATAGTTACGAGTATATGAGGCGTTTACCGATTGTTTTCCCTCGGTGGCTGTATCGGGAGTTTAGGGCTTTCATGGCTACAAATCATGGGATGAGCGTGGATGATTGGATTTGCAATCAACTGGGGCATGAATTTTCAGAGTTCAACACGATGGGGCAATGGGCATATCGGTATCATAGGGATGCGTTTGCTTGGATGGAACCAAAGGATTGGCCTTCCTTTTGCAAGCAGTATAGGAGTTGGGATGGTCTAACCGACGATAAGAGGCAGGAGATTGAGAGAATCCTTGCGGATTAAAGGCTTGTGTATTAAAAAGCAGGGATGCTCACCGCCCAGCCATACCCAGAAGATGACGGAGAGTTTGAGCGTATTGATGAGGCCATCAATAAGATAAGGGCTATTGCTTCCGAGCATTTTGATGTGGGGGTGATTATGCTTTCTAGGGAGTGTGAGAAAGGAGGAACTTCTTATCATGGGACGCAGTTTGGAAATAAGTTTGCCGTGACTGGGATGATTGAGGCTTGGTCTAATGGGGAGTTTGATGATCCAACTATTGAATGTGAGATGGAAGATGACGATGATTAGAGTTGACTTAACTGATGGTGATTGTTAGTTAAGTAACTGATTATGGCTTCCCTTTCTTTCGCACAGGCTAAAACTCTTCTGGCTCCGTATGTTACGAGCCAAGGGGCTTCTGACCCAGTAGTTGCTAGTGCCATTAATTTTGTCAATGAGAGGTTTATTTCCTCTGGGCAATGGAAGGGGAATCGGTTCATTCATTCCTTCACCACTTCTGTTGATGGGAGTGGGAACTACTACTTCGATACTGTTGCTGGAATTGAGAGCGTGTTGAAGGTGATGGCTATTGATAGCACCTATATTACTGGTGATATTGTGGATGTGATGAGTGATTGGTATCCTTGGAATGACGCAGGGATTGGTTATATGCCAGCCTCCTATGTGGGGGACACTCAAGTGATCCGCATGGGACAAACTCCAGCAAGTGCTTTGCCATCTGGTGCTACTGCCGACACGCAAAGGTATAGGGTGGTGGGAAGGGTGCCTGAAAATCGCACCATGTATTGTTTGGTCAGGCGTGGGTATGTGCCGTTATCTGGAGACAACGATCTTCTCATCCCATCTAATCGGAATGCCTATCGTTATGGAGTTCAGGCTTATAACTACGAGAATGTGAATGAGCTTGAGAGAGCTAATGTGTATTGGGATTTGGCTTATAAATGTCTGAATGATGAAACCATGAATTACGAGGATGGAGAACAGGCACAAGTTGATATTCAAACCAAGGCATTTGCCCCCGGAGCAATTCAAAACTTAATCTAATATGGGAGAAGATAATTTATTTCCACAGGGATCTAACAATCCACTAGCCTACACGCCATTTGCACAAAACATGGCAAAGCTATCGTCTTTCGATTTGGGTCAATCCTACACGCCATCATTTCAAAATGTGGCTTCTGGAACTGGTTCAATGCAGGATTATTTGAATAAGCCAGTTGGGTTTTCCTCTGAGGATGCTTTTCAGGCTGATTCAGCTAAGAATGCCAATCAAGCTGGAGCCAAAGAATCTGGTGGCCTTATGGATCTTTATTCTTCCCTTGTTGATCTTCTTGGTGGCAGGGGGAAGCAGATTGATGATAAGGGAGCCAAGTGGAAACTGAGTGCCGCTGGAACTCCTTATCGAGTTGTTGATGTTACCCCTCAAGAGCATAGGGGGTTGAGTGGAGAGCTTATTCAGGACAAACCTGAGCAGGGATTTGGTCTGCGACCCGGTATTGCTGGCACATTTACTGGAATTGATAGGAGCAAGGAAATGCCATCCGCTTCATTTAATCCAAATGCCGCTGAGATTGAACGCCGCAAGCAAGTGACTATGGCTGGTGGATCTCCTATGATTGGCAAGAGTGATGTGTTTTCTCCAGAGGATTTCGCAGGGAAAGATCCTTTTGCTGGTGCTAAACTATCTTCTAGCGATCAACGCAAGTGGAAAGCCGCAGAGCAAAAAGACATACAGGCCATCAAAAAGAAATACGGAGTAATTTAATATGGCTCAAGAAGATTCAGCACGATCATTTGTTACTCGCACCGCAGGAGCAGGGGGAGGTATGTCTCCCTATGCTCAAGCCCTTCTTGAGGAAACTGGTACTCGCAAGGAAGAGAAGCAACAATTTACTGAAAAACTAGAGCTTTTCAAGCTGGCAATGCAGTTGCAAAGGGAACAGCAGATGCAACAGCATCAGCAACGCATGGAAGAACATCAAATTGCAATGGAGCAACATCAGTTGCGTATGGAAACCATTGGCATGGAGCGTGAGAGGATCAAGGCAGATCAGGACGCTCAAAAGGAG